GGCCCGCGCTCGTACTCGACGACCACGCGGCGGAGCGGCTGCGGTGGAAGCGTCGGCTGGTTGCCGGCCTCGCCCGTCCATCCCTCCGGCGGACGTCTCAGCGGCTCGATCTGCTGCACCCAGGGTCCGCAGTCCTTACAGCGGCCGCGGCCCATCGCCGTCCAGTGGACCACGCGCGACGCCGGGACCGGAACCCGGCAGTTGTGGCAAAAGTGCGTTTCGCCTGCGGGCATGTCGTATCCTCCACTCAAAGTCCGCCACGTCGATCAGCACGCCGAACACGAGGCCGGTCACGAAGGCGAGGGCGTAGAGCATTGGGCGGTCTCCGTGCGGCGCTTCTCGGCGATCATGGCGTCGGCGATCTCGTACGCGCCGCGCGTAACAAACTCGTTCACGGTCATTCCTCCAATCTTCGCGCCACTGGCGATAGCCGACAAAATTGATTCGCTGCAATAGCACGCACCGGCCATCGCCTGCCCCGCAAACCAGTCGCGGAGGGTCATGCCCGGCGCTGAGTACAGCTTCTCCGAAAGCTGCTCCCCTCCAGGCGACATGATCCGCTCCCTCAAGTCGCTTGGGAACGCCGGTCCGCCGTCATCCGTCTGTGGCATCTTCACTCCTTCGCGTCTTCGGCCGCCGCCATTTCGATGCGTCTGGCGTACAGTTCCGCCGCCACGGTTATTGTCGCCAACGCCATGATCTGTTTGTTTTCGTCGAGAAGATCAAGCACCGGCTCCACAGAGACAGATAGGCGCCATATCTCATCGAAGTTTTCGTCCGCCGCCTTCCAAAGTCCGTCCAGTCTCGCCCGCAGGACACAGGGATCGATGTCGTTGGCCATGCTTACTCCTTCGCGGCAACGACCGCCGCGGTCACACGTTCGAGAACGGCCACATAGCCGCACATCAGCCGCTTACAGAGCCGCGCCGCGGCCTCCGGCTCCCCCGCGAGCCAGATCGGAATCTCGTACGTCGCCTGCCAGTGGGCGAGCGACCCGAGCACATGCGACGGCTGAACGCGGCGCCCGTTGCCGTTGGGGGGCCAGGGTGGGCTTGCTCCCCCTTCGATGTCCGCCAGCGTGGATTCGATGATGATCGCGCGAAACCGGTAAGCCCGCAGGCGCTGAAGCTCCGCCTTGAAGCGATCGCGCCCGTTGCCGATGCAGCCCACGAGATCCGTGAGCGACTTCCGCTCGACGGCGACAAGGTGCGCCAGTCCGTCGATGGAGTAGTCGCCGGTCGCGAGCGTCGCGCGCCGCGTCTCGCAGTCGAAGCCCCACGGCCGTTGCTCGCGGGTGTCGATGATGATCCGCATGGGCGAGCATCATACACCTATCAGAACGGTACATCACCGTCGTCTGCCGCGTCGATCATCGCCTTGGTCGGCTCGGAGAACTCGCCCAGGTCGGCGTAGACGCGCCCGTTGTGTTCGCGCGTTCCGATCTCGCACATCACATGGCGCCCGATGATCTCCTCGTCGGCGGCGTCATAGAAGCCGCGTCCGGTCTTCGGGTCCGCCTGTCGCGGGAACCCCATCGCCTTGAGCATCAGCGTCATGCGGAAGCCCGGCAGGAAGCCGCGAATCTCGCCGCCCGCCTCCGGCCCGTACGCGACGATGAACTTCACCTTGCAGATCGCGTTGCCCGCCTTCGACGTCGTGTGCTCGATGTCCGTCACCTTGAGCAGATGGTTTCCCGGCGCAACGTCCGGTCCCCTCTCTTCATACCGCGGCATCGGCTTCCTCCTGTGGTTCCGCCGGTTCGTCCATCTTGATCACGATTTCGTTCACGCGGCCGGGAATCTCGTCCAGCAGCACCGGGCCGTCCTCTGTCAGCCGCCGCATGATCTCGTGGCCGCGTTCGAGCACCGGCAGGTCCAGCGCCTCGATCGCCTTCCAGCCGTGGCAGCCGAACACGCGAAGCCCCGCCTCGATTTTGCATTGTTTCATGTTCGCGGCGTGCCCCGGCCACACGCGGTCCATCATCCCCAAGATGTCGTCCAGCAGCCGCTCGCGGGTCTTCTTCGCCCGCTTCCGCTCCCACTCCGGAGAGCCGCGCTGAAACATCTCGTCGCTGTTCCTCTCGGTATCCACGGCCCGCTGCTTGCCGCCCCAATTCAGCATGTCGATGAACGGGGCGAAGTGCTCCGGCGTCGGATTCACGAACTCCTGCCCGTCGATCACGTCGAAGCGGTCTTTCAGGACGGCGGCAACATGCTCGAACTCGGTGCGACGCCCCTCGACGAACGTGCCCCTGGTCCGGCGCTCGACGCCGATCTGAAGCGACGGCTCGAACGCGAACTCGGTCTCCGTCTTCTGCCGCACGCCGGTCTTGATGAGGTCTTTCTTGCCGGTCTCCTCGTTCTCTTCCATGTCGTACGTGTATCCGGCCCGCGAGCACGTGATGATGTGCAGCGGACTGTTAAGGAATCCGTCCACCCACTTCTTCCACGAGTCCTTGATCGTCTTCCAGTGGTGGAACTGCGGCGACTCGATGCCCTTTTTCCGGCAGAACGAGTCCATCAATTCCCACCAGATATGCGTCAGCGAATCAACAATCAGCACGTCACATGACGCCTGTGCCTCCGGGAGAACGGCACACAGATCGGCGAACGCGCGAGACTTCAACGTCACGAGTTCAATCTTCGCCGCCTCGAACCTGTGGATGCAGTGCGACGAGCCATTCTCGGTGTCCACGAACGCGACGCGGCGCTTGGCGTCCTTGCCGGTCCGGTTCACAAGGTCGATCGCCAGAAGCGAGGCGAGAAACGTCTTGCCGCTGCCCTGAAATCCCTGGATGCCACACTTGAGGAACGCTTCGTCGTTCGTTGCCGGTTTCAACAGACCCATCCTTGACTCCTTTGCCGCCGCCGCGAGGGCGGAGTTTGCCCACCCCATAAACCGGGCGGGACTTCGCCCGGCGTAGCCCCGACGGCGACGGCCGGATCAGACATCATTCCTGCCCGAAGTTGTCGCTCATATCCACGGTGAAATCGTGCACGTCGTGCAGCAGCGCCGCGACGTACTTCACCGCGCCTTCGACCGCCTTGATCGTCTGCTCGTCAGTGGTGCGGTTTCTGACGATCCGCTCCATCGCGTCCAGGGAATTCCGCGCGTAGCCGCATCGGTCGATGATCTCGCAGGAGCGGTTGTAGACCTCGATGGGCTTAATCATGCTGCTTCTCATCCGCGTTGACGTGTTTCACGAGAATGCCGGTTTTCCGATACCCGCACTTAAAGCGTTCGGTTAGGCGCCGGTTCTTCAATACCTGCCTAAACATGGCCGCCTGGTTGTATTTTGTTTGTGTAGACATCTGATCCCATCCGTCCGGGCAGACCAATATCGACTCTCCGTTTGCCGCGATTGCCGCCTCGATCACCTCGTCCCACTTGGAGGCGCGGGTGCCTCGTCCCGTCGCCCGCTTATCTTCTTCCGTAGCCTTACGAATCTTCATCGCCACGTCTCCCACGCCGCCCAGCCCACAACTAACCCGATCGCCACGCACGCGAGAATCAGCATGGCCAGCCCGCCGGAGCGTACGTCCTCCGCGTCGCGGCCCTGGCCGCCCATGACGCATTCGTAGGGGATGCGGCGATTACGTTTTCGGTACAACGGTGGCCTCCTGGACGTAGACGGGGGTGACGAGGGTATTGGAATAGAGCGTCTTGAGATACCCTTTATTGGCACTTCGGCTGTTTGCCTGCGATGCTTCATCGCTAAACTTGCACCACAGTTCGTCGTCCCGCACGAACAGCCCGCCCAGATCGACTTCTGTGAACGGCACATCCCGCCCGACCTTCCATTTGATGTTCATGGCTTCTCCTTCATCGCGCGTAGCGACTTTTCCACATCGTCGATCCGGGAGTGAATCGTCCAGGCGGCCAACGAAACGACAGACAGCGTGAAGTAAGTCAGGCCTGGCCCATCGTAGAAAAAACAACTCGCCGTCACAGCAAAGCAGACGAACCAGAGTAGCCCCCATAAAGCGGTCATGGCTTTCTCTCCGCCCCAACGTTTTCGATCCGCATCCCGCCCTTGCCGATCTTCACCGCGAGCTTCAGCCCCAGCGTCGCCCGCGCCGAACGGATCAGCGACGCCGCCATCTTCCGGCGGGCCTCGTGGCTCATCAGCCCCCAGCCCTGCGGCCGGAACTGAATGCGCCGCTGCTTAGTCAGCCGCTCGTAAACATACGCCCAGCGCGAGTTGGAACGTTGCGTGCTCATTGAGAGTCGCCCTGTGCCTCGAATTCGGCAATCCACCGAACGACGTTTTCGCTGAACCCGTCGATGTGTGCGGACCACTTTCCTCCGTAGCCGACACCGTTGTTGTAGGCAGCGACGTTGCAGCAGTACGATCGCGGGAACTTCGGCGACGACACCTGGTCATGCGACTGCTCATCCGTCACGATGATGATTCTGTCTCCGCCGATCCCGTCGCAGAATCGGATCGCGGCCCCGAGGTGCGTCGCGTTGCGTTCGTGCTTCATCACGGCGTCGATCAGCGGCAGTCCTCGGCGAGCGGCAATCTCCATCACCGTGCGACTGAATACGACCACGCGGGCATCGTCGCACACCTCGCGGCACAGCACAGCCAGCGCCCCGGCCGCCTCGATGCGATTGATGTCGGACTTCGCGGACAGGTTGCCGTCCATCGATCCTGACGTGTCAATAAGAATCACCGTTCGCCCGGACAGCTTCGTCATGTCGGCGCACGCGCTTAGCATGGCCGCGTCAAGCTGCGGCTCCCATCGCGGAGCGTGCTTGGCCGCCGCGAGGAATCGGAACGGAAGGATACGACGCCACTTGATTTCAGCGAACGCCCGAAGGATCGCAGCATCGTTCACGCCAACGTCGGCCATGTTCCGAAGATTGCGGATGAACGCGAGGCCGCCGAGCTTGCCTTCCTCCAGTAGCCGCTCCCAAACGGCCCGCTTCTCGTCAGGCGACTTCGCGGCAGACAGCCCGACCTCCCACGTCTCCGGCGTCTCCATCGAGTCATGCGTGAGCCTGTCGGTAAGCTCGGTGCGCGTCGGGTGACACATGAAGGCCGCGTCCCGCAGCCGCCACTCGCGGTCCTTGCGGTTGTACTTCGCGAGTTGGTATTCGTCGAACTTGGCGAACGCCTCCGCAATGCCGCGCTTCAGCGGAGCAGCCAAAACACACCCTCGCCTGCGATCCGGGCGTGCGTACATCTGTTTGTACATCGCCAGCAGTTCGCCGATCTCGTCCGCCCGCTGGATGACGCGGGCCACGCACGACGCAGCGGCGTCCCCGGATATGCCGCGAGGCGACGGACGCAAGAGCGCACACACCAGCCATAACGGGGCGTGCCGAAGGTGCATCTTCTCTCGCGCCTCGATTGCTAACGCGGCGACCACCTCCGGGTCAACGTCGTTTGCGAGAGACCGAATGCGCTCCGCAATCTCGACGCCACTCTCGTAAAACGTGTTCTCCCACAGCAGACACGCCATGACCGACCGCCGAAGCTGGGCCTCAGCGTCGATCCGCTTGGCCGGAGCGCCTTCGTGAGTTCGCGGCGTACTGACTGCGCGGACGCCGGCGCGCGCCTTGTTAGTAGAACTCATGGTTATCCTCAAAATGGTGGCCGAAGGGAACAATCGGCGGCGGTCATGGGCACGAGGCCCATTCGTAGCAAAAACGAAGTAACCGCAACCTACACCGCTTCAGCCATAATGACGACAACGAGGAACAGGCGGAGAGGGGCTTGGATTCCAGCGCTCTACCAACTGAGCTACAGCCTTTGGGGCTGGCGGGAATCGAACCCGCGACATCGGGATTATGAAGTAACCCTCACCTACACCGTCGTTGCCGCCGAAAGTCTCGACGGATGCAGTGCACCGTGAAGTGCGCCGTCGAGTCAATCTCAAATCAGGAACTTCGTGCACTGCATGTTAGAACCATAAACCACGAATGGGGAAGAGTCAAGTAAAATTTTACCAATAAAAACCGCCCCCTCGCGAGGGCGGTCACAGGCATCCGCAAGGCTAGTGCTCCATAGGCGTCCTCCCATAAAAATCGCCGCCGGGCAGCGCGGCCCCGACGGCGATCGGTCGTTGCCCGTGCGTGTGTCACGGGCTTTCGGAGGGAAAAAGGAGTTTTACGGTCCCGTGCCGCGCGGGGTGAACGTTATCGAAAACGCATTCATAATCATGTCCAGTTTTTGCTCCACGCGGTCCACCTGCCGCCCGAGCGGGTGAGACTCGACGGTCTGCCGGGCGATCTCCGCGGCCTCGTCGTGTGTGATGCCGCTGTCGGTCATCTTCTCGTTGACGAACGCGCCGCCGGAACAAAGCGCCAGCGTGATGGCGACGTACATGACGCGATCCCGGACCCAATTGTGGTCCTTGCGGTTGTGCACACCCCGCCGTTCAAGCTCATCGGCGATGGCTCGCACATCGTCCATTGCAAGTACGGGCAACCTCCACACCCCCTTCTAATCGCACGAGACGCCCGGCGCGCTCAGCACGAATTCAGAAAAAAGTACACCACGAGGGTCGTTGCCCCCACGATGATCGCCCACGAGGCGAAAGACCCGGCCTTGTCGTCGATCGCCAGCCCGGACTTCGGCGACCAGCTCATCGGCTGCGGCGTCTTCGGATAGGCGTACCACCCGAACAGCCGCACCATCCTGTACATGAAGAACGCGAGGACGTGGTTCACGCCGCTGTCGATCAAGGCTTCGAGGAAGATGCCGTCGGCTGTCTTGCGGTCGCAAATCCGGCGACGGTAGAGCAAGTCATGGATGACGGACCCCTCATCGCCGGACCGCGTGGCCCACACGCCGAAGAACATGGCGAGGAACGCCAGAACGATCACGACCCACTTGACGATCCACGCGGCGAACGGCGTCAGCCAGCTCAGCCCCACACCGCTCATCACGATCATCAGGGCGAAGAAGAAGGCGACGGGGAGCCAACGCGGGTTGCTGGCGAAGTCGGTATCGAACGGCTCGTCAATGCGGGCGGTGATGTTGTATCGCGTAGACTCGAATCGGAACGGAGGCAGTACCCGCCACGGCCGACGCTGCCAGAAGCGCCGCACCTCGGGATGTGGGGTGACAACGAATTCGCCGACGAATGCGCCCATCCGTGAGCCTCCAAAAGTCCGGGGGCGGGGGAAACGCTTACTAACCCCCGCCCCCTCTCAAGCGGCGAATAGGGCGTGGGAGCGGCGGAGTCCGTCGTTACCGCCGCCCCCTGCGGCGTCGTGCCGCATTTGGATCGTTACCCGCCGGGCGGAGTCGGAATCCTTGTGGCCGTGTTCGCCGGGAATTCGATCTTGAATCCTTGGCTCTGTAACAGGCCGATTATGGCCGGTCCGAGAATAGGATCATCCAGGTATCCCTTGATCGTCTCCAGCCGGTTTTGTGCCGGCTCCGGCTCACGTTCGAGAGACGCGACGCCGCGATTCATCTGGGCCTGCACAATCGGAAGCTGAAGCACTCGATCGATGTAGTTAATCAGGCGCGCCTCGAAACGCTCCAGACGATCCAGATTCATCTGGTCGAACGCAAGTAGCTGCGCGTTCAGCCCCTCAAGGCCGGCGAACTTCGCGGTTGCGACGACAGACTCGCTTGTGCTGATGGTGAACTTGCGCGTCTGAATGCCCGTCTGCGGGTCGGTCTCGATCAGTTCCCCATCGACATCCTTGCCGGGGACGTACGGGAAAACCAATGCGCCAGGAAGCCCAGTCCACTCTTGGGGCAAGACGCCGCCCGTTCCTTCACCACGATCAAACGCCTGCACGCCGATTGGCGTCACATCGGACGCCTTGGGAAACGCGCAGCCCGGCAGCGCCACGCCGAAGAACGCGAAGATCAACAGCAGAATCGGAAGGATCAACGCCTCCCACCATTTCGCGAAACTCATGTCCTACTCCTTTGCAAGGTCTCACCCGCCGTCCGGGCGGGAGTTATCGCATCACGGAATGATCGTGAACGTGCCCTTGGCTTCTGCCCACCTTTCGGGCGGACTTCCGCTGTACCATATCGAAATCGTATGGGTGCTGGTGGCGCCCTTGTCGCGGTTCACGGTCGGGATAAATGCGGTCGCCGGATCATCGGCTTTGCCCATCATCTGGGCGAGCTTCGCGCCAACAACGGGGACCGCCGCCAGTGCCGTCAAAAATCTACGCCGCGTCATGCCGTTCTCCGTCCAAAGTCTCACCCGCCGTCCGGGCGGGCGCCGATCGATCATTCCAGCAACCCCGCCCCCCACGCATCCAGCTTGAAATCCGCATCCCGCGGTCTCACCACCAGCGTATGCTCACCCGCCGTCAGGTGAACGTCAATCACATGGAACTCGCCGCAATGATCCGTCTGCGTCCGCCGCCCCGCCGTGAACGCCCATACGTCCTGCTGCTGACACGCCTGCACCGGCCCGACGTTCACACCGTCGATCTCGATGTGCGCCCCGTTGTCGTCACTGCTCGTCTGCATCACCCGGAACCAGATGCGGTGCACCCCGGTTTCCGGCACAGAAAACGTGTAGCTGACGAATCGCGTCTCGCCCGCCGCCGGCGACAGCCCGAATGATCCGGGGACAGGCGGCCCCGCCGCCGGCCGTCTTGTTCGCCTCAACCGTGTAGCCGTTCTGGGTGTCGAAATCCTCGGCTTCGATGTACGCGGCCCACTCAAATGTCGGGGCCGCCTCACAGCCGACGAGGGCCGCCAGAAACAACAGTGCGCCGATTCTCATTTCCTGTACTCCTTCAGCAATGCCCCGCGGGTCTTCAGTAGCCGCTCAAGCTCGGCGTCGCCCTCGTTGCCGCGGCGCGTGCCGTAGATGGACAGCTTGCGGGCGCGCCCTTGCTCGGTCATTTCGCTGAGTCGCTGGTCGATGACCTTCATCTTGTTGCTCAGCGCGGTGGCGTCGTCGTCCTTGGTGATCCAACGCCCGAACGCCCACGAGATGAAGGCGTCGCCGATCGGGTTCGGGGACTCGTCGTAGTATTCGCCGATCCGCTCCACGGTCCGCTGCAATCGCCCGGTCGGGAGCGAGCGGGTCAGATGAAGCAGTCTCGCGCTCATCCGCATGTACTTCGATCCGTCGGCCCGCTCGACCTCTCTGGCGCCGATGAGCTGCTTGACCGGCTCCGGCAGCCGTCGAATCCAGTTTGGGGCGGCGTCCAAGTTTACCAGATCGGTGCCGCGGAAGACCTCACGGCCCGTCGCAAGCTCAGCCGGAACCCGAAGCGCCGGGGACGCCATGCCGGTGAGCCGCGTGAGTGCCCGGCCGATCCCTTGCCCCTGTGTGCCAAGGTTGCCGAGATCGAAGATCGGGAGGCCGGTCTGAAATTGTGCCGTCTTGCCTTCGCTCAGCGGGATATTCAGCATCCCCGCCCCGCGTGCCCACCACGGCTGCTCCTCGGGCGCCTCGCCGGTCAGCCCCGCCGCCCGCAGCGATGTGGACGGATACCGGGGCCGCGTGAGCGCCATCTCGATCTGATGCGGCAGGTTCTTCCGCGTCCAGTTGTAGAAGAAGCCGATGCGTCGAACGTAGTCCCGCTCGAACGGCGTCAAGTCGCGGTCATACAAGAACTTGCGGACGCTCGCCGCCGCCTCGGCATCGGACAGCCCGGCCGCCTTCATCTTCAGATAATGGGCGACACGAACCACGTCCTCGATCTTCTGGGCGACCTCGAACCCCTCGTCCATGAAGGTCTTGGTTCCCACCGCCCCGCGAGCCAGAGACACCGCCTCGGCGACTTTCGAGCCGGTCTGGCTGACGCCCAGACGCCGCATTTCGCGGTATGCCGTCTTGTCCTTGAAGACGATCCGCATCGCCTCCTGGAGCTTGGCCATCGTCCCCGCAATCCCGCCGTCGTGAGCCGACAGATAGAGGTTCGAGACGAAGTTGCGGACGTGGTACTGCGCGAACATGGGGATGCGGTCGTACAGCTTCGCCACCGCCGGGGACATTCTCGCGAGCCGATCAATTCCCTTCGCCGCCAGTCCGACGCCAGCGCCTACCCCGGCGCCTATCGCGGCCGTCGCCGGTCCGCCCAGCGCCCCAACCGCCCCGCCGATTCCTGTCAGCGCCAGCGGGTGTTCGCCGATCTTCCGCACCGTCGGCCCGAGGGTAATGCTCGTCAGCATCCCCATGTGGTACGCCTGGATGGTGTCCCAGAACTTGAGGATGTCCTGAACCGCTTGCGGCTCCCGCTGAACGTGGGCGAGCACTTCCTCGGCGATCTCCTTGGGGATGTAGAGCCGGGTTTCGCCGGCGGCTTTCAGTGCCGCTTCGATCTGCTCCGGCGTCGCTCCGACCTTCCACGCCGCCCGCCCCCACTTCCCGGTGGGCAGTCCGGCCAGCAGCTTCGTCACGGGGAAATGGCTGCTCTGCTTGACGCCCTGCCCGATCAGCTCCTCCGCCGGAGCCGCGAAGTTGTCGAGAAGACTCTGCCCCCACCGAACGGCCTCGATGTCCTTCATGCCGCGCTCGATGCGGGCGGTCGTCGCCGTCAGCGGGTTCGGGTCGAAGAAGTTGCCGTCAAAGCCCTTCTCGACGAGCTTGGCGGTGAATGATTGAGACCCGTCGTCCAGCGCCCGAAGCGCCGCCTCGGTGTCATTCACGTCAACGTAGCGGGAAAACTCCCCCTCACCCGAGAGAATCTTTTTGGCCTCTTTGCGGGACTTGCCGCTCAGCCCGCGAAGGTATCGGTCGCCCTCCAGTGTGAGCTTCGGACGCCGCATGAATTCGTTGATCTGGGCGATCTGCCGCCCCAGCAATCCGGTCGAGCGGCGACGCTGGTAGTTGCCCGTCGGCGAGACGACGCGGATGAAATCCATGTGGCGGTCCAGCACGCCCGGCCGCGTCTGGGTCCACACTCGCCCCTCCGGCGTGGTCTGACGGCTCGCGTAGGAGAGGAAGTCGTCCTTGAGCTTCGGGCTTCTGACGCCCGCCTCAGAGCCGAGCCGCTGAATGAAGTCGAGGTCTTCGCCGATCTGAGTGGCGAGCCGCTGCCCATCGTGCCCGGCCGCATCCCACACGCGAACCGCCTCGTCGATGGCAGCGTTGTATTTCTTCTCCGCCCTGGTCATGGCGCCCTTGATCGCACCAAGTTCACGCCCCGTCCTTCCCTCCGCCCGCTGCTCAAGCCGACCCAGCACCTCGGAGAGCCTGGCCTGCAACTTCTCCGGCACGTCGCGCTTTTCCAGTGCCCCGAGAACGGCGTCGAGATCGACTCCCGGCCGGTCGGCTTGCCGCATGGTCTGTTCGAGCCATTCCTCGGCGGTGGTCGCCGCACCGCGCCCGCCAAGTAGGAGCTGCTGGCGAATCGCCTCGCCCGCCGTGGTCGGTGGCCGCGGGATGAACTTCTGCCGCAGAAAGCTCCGGGTCTGCTTGACGCCGGGAAGTTGGCCGGCCGCCGTGAGACCCTTGAAGACTTGCTCGCTGACGCGCCCGCCGAACGGGTGAAGCGGCACATTGGCCCGTGTGAAGGGGATATCGAGAGACAGGAGCGACCGTTGGTTTGCGGCCCTGGAACCCTGCTCCGCCAGCGTATCGCCGTACTTGGCGCCGCCGGTCTCTTTCAGCAGCTCCCGCAGCCGCTTGGCGTTCTCTGCCGCCTTGGAGCGAAACGCGGACTCCACCGACCGCCCGAGCGCCGACTCGCCCGCACCAGCGGCCCTGATCGCCTTCGCTGCCGCCTTCTCTCCGCCACGGGTCGCCGCGAGCTTGGTCGCCTCTTTGGCCGCCTTGCCGCCCTTGGTCAGCAGACCACCGCCAAGGTAGGTCAGCGGCGAAACCGCCGTCTCCGTCAGAAACTCGCCGACGTCACGCCATTCAAGTTTTCCGGGGGTGTTCGGCGGACCGCCCATCGCCGTGAAGAATTCCTCTCCCGACAGCGGGGCGATGCCGCCCTTAGGGTTCCGCCCGGCCGCACCGGCGATGGTCCCGCGAACCGGGGCCTCGACGGCATAGAACGCCTTGCCGAGAAACTCGAGCGCGGACGACAACGCCCCCGGCTCCGTGTCGATGTCCTCCACACCGACGCGACGCAGGTTCATCGCCTGACTTGTTCCGGCCCATTCCTCGTAAGACACCGGCTACCTCCGGTTGCCCATGTACGAATACGGCGGCGGCTGGCGGTAGATGTTCATCATCGTCGGCTGCGTGGTCGGCTGGGTTGTCGGAGATTGCCCGGCTGGCGGACCGAGCATCATCATCAATCCGAGCGCCGAATTCTGTGCCGCCTCCTGATCCTTGGCGGGGTTCCGCATCCCGGAAATCTCCGCGAAGCGATCGATGGCACTCTGAAGAATCGCCAGCATGTTCTGGTCCTGCTCGTCCCAATACTGCTCCCCGGCCGAGTACAGGCGATTGAACTCCTGTTGAAGCGCCGCGTACGCATCCGGCGTCTTCATGTTCGCCGCGTCCTCGACGATGCCCTTCATGTTGGTGATGAGGCTGCTTTTCACCGGGTTCGGCGGAGCCGCGGGCGCCTTGACGCCAAGCCGGTCTCTGGCGAGCGAATTCAACTCCTCGTCGTTCAGCGTGCCAAGGCTCTGCATGGCGAGTGAATCAAGCACGTCCTTGAGCGTTGCGGGGGCTGCTGCCTGCGGAGAGCCTTGGGTTCGCTGCTGCGCCAACGCCTCTGCCGCCGCGATGTCGGCTTCACGTTTACGGATGTCGAGCTGGTAAAGCGCTTGCTCCTCCGGGGTCATCGGCGCCGCCGGCGTCTGACGCGGATTCAGGATGTCCTCGATGCGTGCCCGCGTGAGATCGACGTTCGCCGCCCTGGACGGCGCCTCGGCCTGATACCGTTGCTCGTCCATCGTCATCCCGCGTTCGGCGAGCGCCCGGCGAGCCGCGTCGTCCTGTGCGCCAAGACCGATCCGCTGCTGATTCTGGAGCACCCCGAGAAGGTCAAATGTCCCGGCCTGTCCGAGCTGGCTGTATCGCAGGTCGCGGTCCGACTGCGCCTCTTGCTGTGTCGCGGAAATCCGCTGGTTCTGCATCATCTGTTCGGCGGCGAGTGCCCGATTCTGCATCTGGGAACGAAGCTGTCGCTCCCGCTGGGCCTCGACCGCTTGTTGAAGCAGCGCCCGCTCCCGGTTCACCCGGTCGTGCATGTACCCGGCGACCCCGGCGCCCGGCGCCCGAAATCCACCAATGACCGGCATTACAGCCCTCCTTGCGTTGCATAGCTGGCCGCGAGCATCTGGCGAATGGCCTCAAGCTGGTGTGGCTCCAGCATCATGCTCGGCGCCATCCTGGGCGACCCGCCACCACCACCGGCCTGCGGAATGTCGTGTCCGACACCAAACGGCGAATTCGTCACCGGCCCCGGCTGCTGAAGCGCCTGCAACGAAGCCGCCGCCGGAGAGGGTTGCGGACCGGTCGTCTTCCCCGTCGGCGAGAAGATGTCTCTCAGGCTGGGCGGTGTTCCGCCTCCTCCGCCGCCGTACCCATATCCGCCGCCCATCATCGCCGGGAGCAACGCCCCATACATGAGCGGCGTCGTGATCGCCTGACTCACGGCGTACGGGTTTCCAGACCCCGCCGCCCCGCCAATCTGTGAGCCGAACAGGGCGCCAAGCCCGGCGGCCCCACCGGCGCCTCCGACACCGGCGGCGCCGACGCCTCCGAGAAGCCCGGCCGCACCGAGTCCAACTCCGCCCAGGGCGCCAAGTCCGGCGCCAAGTGCCGCCCCGCCGCCAGGACCGAAGGTTTCCTCGAACCAGCTCCCGCTCTGCTCGGTCGAGTGAATTCGCTGCTTCTCGGCGTTGAGCTGCTGCAAAAACTGGTTCGCCTGACCGAGCGCGTTCGCCGCGATGCCCTTCCGGTTTAGCTTCTGGCTGAGTGGCTTGAACTTCCCAGGCGGCAGCGCCATGAGCGACATCGCGTAGGGCGACGAATAGATGTCGCCGAGACCGCCGGTGTTGTATCCGCCGAATGCCATGATGGTCTCCTACAAGAGCGCTCGCGTGCCGAGTCCGAACAAGCCTTGAAGGACATTGCCCCAAATCTGAGCGTTCAATTCCTGCTCAGCCTGCGTCGCCGCGTTTTCGAGGAAGCGGTTCTGGAACTCCTGTTCGCTCAGGAACTCCATCAGCCCGCCAAGCTCGTCCGGCTCAAACACGATGCCGCTCTGCAATTCTGCGATTCCGGCCCTCGTCCGTGCGGCTTGCTCGTCGGCGTAACGCTGGGCCTCGGACATCAACGACGCATTCGCCGCCGCGTTCGCCTGACTGGTCATCGCCCGAAGCTGATTGCTCGTGCCGCTGGATCGGAAACCGCTCGCCCCCTGGTTCTGGTTGATGCGATCGAGTGCCGCCTGCGTGGACTGGTTCAGCGAACCCATGTTGCTCGCCGCCAGTCGCTTCACATAGTCGTCGCTCTGGTAGTTGCCGAGAGACTGTTCAAGGGTTCCGATGGCCGTGTTCTGCTGTTCCACGTTCCGCTGTTCGGTTCCGCGCGACGACGCAAGCTGTCCTAGAATCAGTCCGCCGAGGTCGCGGTTCATCTGCTCCGGGCTGCCGAGCATTCCGAGGACCGGGCCGAGCGTGGCGAAGTCCTCCGGGCGGTTGAACAGGGACGTGTAGTCCATGATGTTGCCGCCGACGCTTCCCCACAGATTCCCGCCGAGCTGCGGGTTGTCCATCAGGTAGTCGGTGAACGGTGAGTATCCGCGCTCCCACGAGTTCGGCTGCAACGGCTCGAACATCGGCAGGTTGTTGCGGGCGTCGGATGAACCCTGCTGGCTCTGTCGGCCTCCGCCGAACAGGTTTTGCAGGATCATGCCGGGATACCATCCCTGTGCCTGAGACATCGCTTAATCTCCCGTCGCCTGAAGCTCCACGGTCGCGATCGTGTCCTGGAACGACGTGAGCGTCAGTCCTTCCAGCACCATTCTAACCGCAATCACGTCGCCGGAGTTCAACTTGATGGTTTCGACCGGCACGCGATTCATTCCGCCGTAAAGCCCGGTCGCATCCACGCCGATAGACGCCTCCAACAGCGTTGCATCCCCGTCCGGCGTTCGCCGCCGCAGGGCCGCCGTCAACAGCCCGGACGACGAGAACGACGTGCATTCCGCCCGAAACGCGATACCCGTCACCCAGCACGGAGAGATGATCGGCGTGCCCATCCCGGCCGCCGCCGTCAGCAGATCAACCGTTCCGGGGCCGTTCAGCCACCGATCCCCGCCGTACGCGGTCGAGTTGCCGAAGCCGATGAGCATCGGACGGAACACCCGCGCCGTGTCGCGTATGGCTTCGGCGATGCGGTCCAGCTCGCGGTCGAGCATGACGTCCGCGTGCGTCCCGAACTTCGTGTACTGATTCGGGCGGCCCATCAGCGATACCCCAGCGGCTCGAAATCAATGGCCATGCTCTTGACCTCGATCGGACCCACCGTCGTCTGCCCGTCGAGCCGGATGCCGATCTCGTACGCGCGCCGCCGCAACGGGTTCTTGATCGTCTGCTTGCTGTTGGCGTCGTTGGTCACGCCGCCGGTGAACGATCCGTCATCCAGCGTGTATCCGACGCGAATGTCGCTCTGCACGCCGGGGTCGTCGCACCGCACGGTGATCGTGTGAAACCGCTTTTTGCGTTCGGGGATGCCCATGTTGAGCCGCGGCGTCTGCCAGTGCCAGTCGATCGCGGTTCCGCCGTCATCCTCCGCGTCGTTGTCCTCGCCGTAGAGGTAGGCGACGTAGTACCCGTCGGTCTCCGGGTCGCCCAGGCCGAACCGAAGCTGCTGGTTGGTCAGTTCTCCCGCCTGTCCCCAGCATGTTGCCGGAAGCCCCCAGACGTTCCATGCGTAGAACACGCCGCGATCGGTCACACGCGGCGGCACCCGGTAACACAAAACGAGCGTGGTGTCTGGCGTGGAGTTTCCGTTGGTCGTCACGCTCACCAGCAGCAGCCCGTTCCGTTTGTCGTCGGCGACGACGGCGTTGTGCAGCCTGGATTGATCCACGTTCTCGAACCACCAATCCTCGATCGCAAGCGTGAGGTATTCCGCCTCGCGTCCGTTGTATCGATACACGCCGCGGTGGCTCACCAGATAGAGCATGTTGTCGATGTTCACGAACGCCTGTTTGCCGGAGATGCCGACGTCGGGAACCATCTGCCGCGTGAACCACGAGCTTGTTGTTTCCGGGTCTCCGAACAGCCCCCAGATGGAGCGTGTCTTCCCGACGATGAGCTGATCCTGAAAGCTGATGATCGCGTTGATGCCCTCGTTGTCTTCGTCGCCGATGTCCTCCCAATTCGAGTCGCCGACGTGGACCGGACCGAAAAGCTCCGAGTAGTACACCCGCGTCTGACCGCTCGACGCGACGAACAGTCGCCCGCGATGAGACGTTCCGAGGTCAAACGAGATGTTCGGCCAGCCCCAATTTCTCTGCGGGATGGAGTTGGCGGCGATCTTGTATGCCTCGTCGAAGTCGTCCGTCGTGTCGGTGAACGTCGCCAGCGCCGTCGTCAGCAGATACCAGTCGGTGTCGCCCGCGGTGAGGTTCTTGCGGTACACCCGGAAGTGCGTGATCGAGTAGTCGCTCGTGAGCGTCAGGCTGGACAGGTTTATCACCACGTCGCTGTCCGTGCTGGTGTTGACTTCGTTGCTCGTCGCCGACGGGTTGGATTCAAACTCCGTCCACGTCGAGTAATGCGTAAGCTGGTAGGTGAACGACGTGTTTCGCGGCAGACTGGTTGACGCCGTAGTCAGAGACGCCAGCCCGGCCATCGTGCTCGTCGGCGCCGGGAAATCCAGTTCCCATGCGATCGTGCCGCCGGTGTGCTCGTGAAAGTAGACCGGCGGATCGGTCCCGTCGATGAAGATGGCGTTGTCGCCGATGATAACCACATTGGGCGGCGCGACGCTCACCGCAAGGTTGTTAATGTTCGCGATAACGTCGGTTCCGTCCTGGATGGTGGCGTACTGCGTGCCACGCTTGATGAGCATGTACTTGTTGCCGTCGATGCGGTGCCACGGACGGAGCACCGTCAAAGGGAACGTCACGCTGACAAAGGTTGCGAAACCCTCGTAGCCCTTCCGCCGCTTGATGGTCCCCTGGGACGTGTCGATGTTCGAGCAGGTCGTCGCCCATTCGAGGCTGACGGACTCCTCGTCCACTTTGGTCATCAGGCCGCGAAACGGACCGGCGTGCCGAAATACGCTGGCGATGTTACGCATGAATCACCACCCATCGTATCGGCCGACATTGACGTGCCTCGGACCGTGCCGCTGCCGGACGTCCAGTGTCGTAAGCATCGCGTGAGCCAATTCCTGTTCGCGACCCTGCCATTGCGGAGAGGCGTTGTTCTCCGACGCCATGATCGCATTCACCGCCCGCGTGACGATGAACTCGTGCCCGTTGTACGCCGGGATGCCGTCCCACACGTCCGAGTCGGTGGTCAGGTCCGGGAGCCGCTGGCTGTAATCAACGGTGATGGTCATGCTCTGGGCCGGGGCCACCGGGAATCCCAGCGTCATCGGGTCGCTTCCCTTGAAGTACACCACCGGGGCGTAGAAGCCCACGGGCGACGTCTGGATGCTCACACCCTGTTCGCGGTAAAGCTCCTGTTGCCGGTAGTCAATCACCTCACACGGAATCGGCGGGTTTACGTCCGTCCGTTCGACGTACTCCACCTTGCGGACGTCGGTGGGCATGGCGTAAGACGTCGTGCCGGCCGAAATCGCAATGGACGTCGTGGTCGCGAAGAACCACTGGTCCACTTGATCGATCAAATCCTGGGCGCGGTCCTTCGCGAGATTCAACTCGCTCTGGATGTAGGTGGTCGTGAACTGGTCAGCGCTCAGGTCGCCGACGCGGTTCCGAACGAGCGTCACCATCTGTCCGAAGTTCACTCCCGGCGCCTCCTCAGTGAATTCGAGAGCCTGCGACGTTTCGAGCCACGAATCCACCGTCAAAACGATGTCGGCCGATTCCCCGATGAGATCGTAGGTATCGGCGTTGCCGAACAGCGTGGTCAGCATGCTCTCCGCCGACGTGGCCCGCTCGTACTGAATCCACAGGTCCACAACGATGATCTGCCCCTCGGTCACGGTGAAGTCGCCGGACATCGTGCCCGTCACCTTCCGCCACCGGAGCGTCGATGCGGCCGCGTTGTCGTCCACCTCCAGGTCCGACGACAGGCTCTTGACGATCGTGTCGGTTTCCGGGTCGTAGACGAACACGTACGCCGCCAGCAGCATCGTGTTGACGCCGAGATTTCGCAGCGGCATCGCCACGGATGCGGTCATGCCGTCCAGCAGCGTTTGTGCCGCCAAGGCGGGCGTCGCCCACACACCAAGTCGCGTTCGCTCCGTCGTCGGAGACCCGCCGCTGACAAGTATCTGGATTGCCGTCGGCGACGTTTCGGTGCCCAGCGGGACGGACATCGTTCGCGTGGTGCCGCGAGACCAATCTTCGGGGACGATGATGCTCGGCCCCGCCTCGGTCGCGGACGACCCGACGATGATCTGCGTCGCGTGAGTCTGCTGCCTGAAATAGAGTCGCGTCATGGCTCACGTCTTCACCCGCTGGTAGGCGATCTCAACCTGCGTCGTGACCGCCTGAGAAAGAGAGAATCGGATGTCCTTGCCGACGTGCCCCGCAAGCCCGAGATCAATCCACCGCCCGGTCGGTCGGTTCGGCGTCACCGCGAAGGCCGACGTCAGCGTCGTCGCCGTGTTGTTGGTGTATAGCGTGAGCCGCTGCTGTCCGGACGTGACCTCGCTGCTGAGGCGGACCGAGGCGATATCCAGCACGGAGTTCGCCCGCCCGAAGTCGATGATCTGGTCGTCTGTGCTTGCGACCTCGCGTGAGAAGGAAAGCCCGTCGGCGTACGGCTCGGAGGGGAGCGCCGTCAGCAGCGCCGCCGGGTCGGCAAAGAACGCCGCGACCTCTTCGTCCGATGCCCGATGTCCGACGAGCAGAACCTCCATCGCCACCGTTCCGTAGAAGTGCTGCGGGATCGGCATATCCACGCTGGCGTTCTTTGTGCGGTCCGCCCCGCCAGTGCGCCACTCGTGGTCCGCGTCGATCACCACGCCCGCCGTCGTCTTCACGGGCACGGGGTCGCCGGTCGTCTCGCGGCCGTTGTTGACCAGCATCGCGTTGTTGGCCGAGTCGCCCCATCGCGTCACGACAACGTACGGGCGAGCGGGTTGCGGGAAGTCGCACCAGGACTCCGCCCAGAATGTCGAGTCGTCGTACGGATGCACCGCCACAACAGACACGAACTCGTCGTAGCTGTTGGTGCTCCCGTCCGGTGGCGGAGTATCCGGATGCCCCTTTCGTGCCTGACGCAGGTGCACGCCGAACCCCTTTTGGAACTCGCCTGGCGTCGCGTCTCCGCCAACCTCATCGGCCAGCGCCAGCAGTCCGGTGCCAGCAACCTGACGGCCCGCTCCCGTGTTGACGGCTCCGTGACTCTCCCCCGGCGCGTAGCCCACGCTGTCGTCGTCGGGAATGAACACGATGATGTGTGTACCGTCGGCGATGCTCAGGTCTCCGCCTCGTCCGCTCGGCAGCCATCGCACACCGAAATCATCAACTGTGTCGTCAGCAGGCGCAAAGCGATAGCCGTCGGAGGTCAGCGAAATCTCCGCGTCGGTCGGCCGCAGGACCACGCCGCGCCCGAGGAATCCGTTACGTTGCGACGCGGGAGCGAGATTGATGGGGCCGAGCGTCGGATCATCCTGATAGGCGCTGAGTAACGCGACGTGCGGCGCCCAAGCGTGTGCCGTGTTCAGTACCGCATTAGCAGGCTTCGTCGGCAGTGCATGGTCCCGGTGGTCGTTCTCGACGATTTCAAGGTAGCTCGCCGCGTCGGCCCATGCGTCGCCTTCGGCCAGCCCGGTGTCGTCGGTCGCCCCGTCGTAGATGATCGTCGTGGTGATTCCGCCGGGTCCGTATTTCAGCGCCCGCATCTGCACGACGAGGATGTCGTCGTCCTGAAGCTCAACGGGAATCGGGTTCGGGTGCTCGATCGTCACCTTCGATGCGGACGTGGACGCGAACTTTGCGCTCAGGAAGTGCTGGCCCCATGATCCGACCTGATGGCCTGCGCCGCTCGAATCGTAAATCACCTCTTCGTGGTTGCCGAGTCCTGCGATCGGAACGTAGACGCCGCCGGACAGGCGCGCGACGTAGGCATGGATGTGTATGCCCATTCGTCCGGCTGTCGAGCACGCGGCCGACCACCGAAACCGCAGCACGTCACCGTGTACGAGTTTTCCGCCGGCCATCAGCGCTTTCAGCCCGGAGAATGCCCAGCGTCGCAACCACTGGTTCTCTCCTGCCGTAAGTCCCGTCGTGTCAGCAACCAGCGTGACCGCCGAGCTTCCGGCGCTGCCGTCCATCAGGCGAAGCGTGTTCTTGCCGACCGGTAGGCTGGGATTGTCGTCGGTTCCCTCGCCGAGGTACGCGAACGTGTTGGGGATGTTGCCGACTTCCCATCCGGCCGGGGTCGTGACCGTCGGGTGCGCCGCGTCGTGAAAGTAAAGTCGGTGTGTCGCCACGAATCACCCCAGGTTGTTTCGCGGCCCGCTCACCTTCCGCTGGCCCCAGTACACCAGAATCTCGCTCTCATCCGTGCCGTTCTCCACCGCGACGCCGATGGACTTGAACACGCCCGCCTTGCGTCCGAGATTCTTCATGTCCACCGTCGGCAGCCCCGTCGCGTTGTAGCCGAAGCGGCCCTTGTAGCCCGCCGTGGTGTCGTTGACGCACAGGAGCACGAACTCGCTGCCCGCGGTCGAGTCCAGCGAGGCGATCACGCGATCAAAGAAAAACTCGTAGTCCTCCTTCGCCTCGGCGATGGGGATGAACGTCGCCTGCGACGTGAGCGTCTGGAAAATCTGGATGGAGTCGAATCCGTCATTCATCGTCGTGTGACCCCCAATAGCTTCCCGCTTCCGCAGGTTCCGAAATCGTCGGCGGCGAGTAGAGGTTCAACCCCTGCGTGCAACTGACCAGCGTGTGGGCGTCGGCGCCCGCCGTCGTGCTTTGCCCGAAGAGATACGAAGCCACCTGAAAGGACGTCGATGCGTCGAGGTCGCCGAACACGTCCGCAATCAGAAGCGCCCCGTTGGGGATGCTCACGTCGGCGCCGATGGCCGCCTCGACGGTCTTGAATCCGGCGTCGGACTCGAACGCATCAGACTGCGAACCGTCCGCGATAAGCGAATCGACGAGCAGGTCTCCGTCGTCGTTAGTCAGATAAACAAACGCCCGGAGCGTGAACGTTACGGTTCCGGACAACGCCCGACCCGCAACCGTCACCGTCACCGTTTCGCCGCTGGCAAGGGTCTGGGCGGCCAGTTTGGTCGCGGCCCTGAACAGCCGGTGCGTGCCGGAGTACGCGGTATTCGCCGCAAAGATCGGGCCGACGTTCTCGGCTTCGGGGTCCGCCGCGTTTTCGTCAAGCACGCGGCTCGCGCCACGCTGGTATCCGCCGATGATCGTCGGCGGGTCGGTATCGGCGAGCGCGGAGTCCACCGTCCAGGTGTAATCCGACACCTGATCGCGAACGTAAAAGTCCGTCACCGACATTCACGCGATCCTCTTGCCGCTTCTCAGCCCGACATACACGGCGTTGTCGTACCGGACCTTGGGCATGACCCCGGCGGGCCGCAACCCCTTCGGCACAAAACAGCTCGTCCTGCCGTAGCCGAACATTCCCGTTCCGTACTTCAACAGCTCCGACCGGGCGAAGGCGCGACATTCCGCGAACTCGCGATCCGCCTTCGCCTCCGCCCGGTCGTAGGCAGCCTCAATCAATCCAAGGTAACGGTCGGTTGCCGTGTCGTTGTCCAGCACCCCGTTCCTGGTCTTGTCGAACTGCTGCAAGTATGGCATCAGCCAGTGTCCCGGCTGTCGGTTCTTGAAGGACATCTCGTGCACGAGCACGTCGTCGGACGGTCCGGCGCCGCGTACGAGCACGCTGTAAAGCTCCCAGCGATGAAGCGTCGGGTGCCACAGAAGCTCCAGGTTGCGGTCGAATCTCGCAAGGTCCGCGAGGAACCGCTTATCCGGGAACTCCCGGCCGGATGGAATCTCCGACCGGCGCCCCTTCTGGATCGGACGCTTCATTCGCGTGATGGCTTTACGGATGTTCATTGGACCCGTCCGCGTAGGCCACATCGGCACCGAAGTAGGCGATCCCGGCCCCGGACTTCGCCGTCCACGTCGCTACGAGGCTCTGGCCCTTGGCGATCTGGTTCCGCGTGAGCTGCGTTCTTTCGACCGTCAGCACCGTCGCGGAGGTCATCGTCGTCGCCAGAGTCGTCTCGTAGATGTAGTCGGCATCACCGAAGATTCCGAGGCTCACCACGCCGGAGGCCGTGCCCATGTCCTCGCTGACCCAGATTTGCACCCGATCGATGTTGAGCGGGGCGTAATGGGCGTGGGCCAGCCGATACTTCGCGGCCGTCGCCGACAGGTCCATCGCCGGAGACACGACCTTGCACGGTCGCGCCGCGGCGGCCATATCGCTAGGCTGAATCACGAGACACCTCCTTAGCTGTGCGCCAGGTCCGCCAGCACGGTGTTTCGGTTGCAGCCGTCGCAGCCGAGCTGGAAGTCCTTGTAGAGCGTGGCCTCATAGGCGTCGAGATTCGAGACCCGCGCCCACATGGACCCGTCCTTGTCCATCCACTCCCAGTCGCACTGCTCGAACATGACCAGAGAGTCTTCGTCCACGAAGAACATCTTGTTGTTCGGGGCGTCCTTGTCGCGAATGACCGGGATGGAGCCGTTGAACGACAGGGCCGTGTAGCCGCCGTCGAGCTTCATGGCGCCGTCACCGGACGCACCGGGGTATCGCTTGTCGGACACCATGATCTTGCCGTACTGGCGGTGGATGGCGTGGTTCGTGTAGATGGCGCTGATTTCGCCCTCGCCGCGAACCTCCGCCTCGTCGATCGCCTCCTGCATCAGCAGCGTGGACACCGCGCGGTTCGTCCCGCCGTTTTCCAGATAGCCCGCGTGCCAGTAGTCGTTGCCCGCGGCGGTCCGGTCGATGCTGCCGAACGGGCTGACCGCGCCGAGCGAAGTCGGCGGGTTGATCGTATGCAGGTTGGACAGTCCGTACACATCCTCGGACGTGGTGGACTCGCGAGCACGGAAGGCGTAAATGCTCGTCGCGGTGGTCGCGACAGTCACGGCCGGCGAGACGGTCACAATGCCGGTGCCGTCGCCGCTGTCCGCGTAGCTCACGATCTCGGTCGTGTCCATCGTGCCGAGCGACCCCGACGTTCGCAGGTCGATGGTCATGCCCGGCTTCATGTATTTCCCGGCGTCCCACAGGTAGCCGCTCACGCTGAACGTCGTCACCGCGGTCCCGCCGGTGATGAGCTTGTCCAGCGCGCCGGACCCGTCGGAGAAAAGCTGACGGTTGACGTCGTTCTTCGCGTCCCGCGTCAGACCCTTCACCTCGGAATCCACGGCGCGGACGAACGACCCCTTGTCGCTCTTGGTGCCGCGCCACGTCCGGCCGGTGATCTGGATGCGGCCGTAGAACGTGTGGATGCCGAACGTCGCGTTGACGTACTGCTGGTTCTTGGCGGTGGGCAACGTCTGGTTGTCTCCACGCATGCCGACGCCCTCGTTGCGTCCGGTGCGAAGCGCCAGAAACGCCCTGCGCCCCTCAAAGCTCTCCTTGTCTCGTTTGAGACGCTTGAGGATCACTGTCTTGTTGTTGAGCTGGTCCCGGATGCCCGGAAGGTAGACGTCCTTCAGGATGGCATCCTGTGTTGAAAGAGTCGCGGCCATCGCTTACTCCTGTCAGTTTCGGTCGGATGCTATCAGCAGATTCATCGCTGCTGATTTCGTATCCTTCCAGTCCACGGGTTCCTTCCTTGTGATGGCGGGAGCGCCACCCGGCGCCTCGCCCTTTCCGGCCTGAGCCGACGATTTGTTCGAGATGAGCTTGTTCACGGCCTTCTGAGCGAGGCCGGACATCTTGGACGTGACGCTCTTGTAGGCGTCCTCGATGGTGATGCCGCCGCGAGAGTTGACCACCTTGGTGAGCACGCGCTCCTGAAGTTCGTCCCGCTCCTCCGGGTAGTCCTTGAGGAACGGGTTGGATTCGTGCAGCGTGTTCAGGTGCATCTGAAGCTGGGCCTGCTGTTGCTGGGCGCGCAGCTCGGATCGCGTCTGTTCAAGCTGGGTGCGAAGCTCGTTGATCTGATCGGTCGGCGGCGCCTCGTCCCGCTTCTTGGTCGCCTCCGCCTTCTGATTCTCCATTTCGCGGGCGTATTCCTTGGCCCCGCGGCTGGCGAGCATGGAAAGGCGCTGATCGTCGAGATACGCCCATCCATGACCTTCGAGCCAGACTTTGTGCGTGCCTTCCGGCTGCTTTCCGGTTTCCGGCTGCGTGTCCGTTTGCGGTTCGGCCTCCACCGTTTCCGGCGCATCCGGCGCGGCCCCGGCATTGGGATCGACATCGCCCGGATCGGTGTCAACGGTTTCCTGTGTCTGAGGTTCGAGTTCTTCCGGCATCTTGTGCTCCTACACTGGGGCGCCCATCGGCGCGCCTTGCTGGTTCGTCTGTCCCTGGCCCGGCAACTGGCCCTGCATTTCCGCCAGCCCGGAATCGATCGTCACCAAGAGGTGCTGCTTCTGAAGAAGAATCTGCGGCGTGACCGCCTCGCGGGCCTGAAGGTCCTGGTGCATTTCGCGGTGCATAGTGAACAACTCGTCGATTCCGGGGTTCTGTTCTGCGGCAACACGGTAGTCTTGCGACTTGCGAAACTTGTCGAGCTGTTCGAGGTGGACGCCGTGGTTGTGCCCGATGGCGGCTTCAACAGGCGTTCCCTGAAGCATGAGCATGTTCTCGTTGTTCTGCATGGCCCGGTCCATCGCGGTCTGATCCAGCGCCGGTTGTGCGTCGCCGAGATTCAGAATGTTCAGGATGCGGTCGCGGTCGCCCTGAGGGTTGAGCACCTGGAGCTTGACCAGCGCCTCGACGATATCGAGCGTGGCGGCGCGGCTCTGCTGAATCTTGCTGCCGAGCTGCACGCGAACGTCGAAGTAGTTGACGCCCGGCTTCTCGTTCTCTCCGACGATGCCGGTGCCCTTGAAGGTGAAGACGTCGAGCGCCTGGTCTTCGCCCGTGATCTTGATGAGCCGTTCTTCGGTGACGTTGGCGTGAAGCACCTTGAGCACCTTCTCGCCGACGCCCTGGAGCGCGAGGTCAAGCCGCTCGGCCACCGCCGTCAGCCGCGTATCGTCACCTTCTTTCAGGGCCATGATGGCGCGTCCACTGCGCACATTCGGCGGCGTGCGGGCTTGCGTGACTTCGTGAAAGCCCGAGATATCCTCCATGTCACGGCGGTGGCGATCGAGCAGCGTTTCGACGTATGGCGGCAGAGACGGCGGATCGACCATCTCTGGCTTCATGCCCAGCGTGTAGGGGACGACTTCGCCCGGCTCTCCGGTGAGCGACGACTTCGGCACGCCCGACCCCATCGGCACGAGCCACTTGGGGTTGGACATCATGTTGCGGTTTTCGATCATGTGGCTGCGCGTGCGGTTGTAGTCCGACTGGATGGGCATCATCTGTTCGAGGCTGCACGCGCCCCAGAATCGGCCGGGGATGATGATCTCGCGGGCGTGGTCAAACGGAAGGCAGCGATACTTGTTCTCTCCCAGCGACAGCACCGTGTCGTCGCACACCACCGCATGAACGCCGCTCGGCAGGTGCGATGACGGCTTCACGAACAACTCATGCACGATGACCATTTCGTCGTCGTATTGCATCGAGTTGGTCGTGCCGAAGTTGTAGAACATTCCGGCGAGGTCCTGGATGCGGCGCTGGTAGTACAGCCCGTCGGAGCTTTCGGACTCGATCGGGCGCAGCTTCTCGGCTTCCTTGCCGTAGCGATTGCGAACGTAGTCGTAGGTGCGCAGCTTGGAATGGATGATCCATTCGCAGTCTTCGAGCCGCGTCTTGCCGTGTTCAGGCATGACCTCGAAATAGCTGGCGATCTCCACGGCCGGTTCGCCGAGGCGCATCGTCTGCCGCTGCCCGTTCAGCTTCTCGTTGCCGTGCGGCCAGCCGAACTGATCCTTGAAGCGATTGATGAGCGTCTTTTCGTCCGGCTTGTCCTCGTACTGCGACATCGAGTACGGCGTGACGGAGAACTCGTGCCCCGCGTCCGGGTCCCAGCACGTCTTGAACATGATGCCGCCGGTGCAGAACATCCACATGATCGCTTCATCGACCGTGGACGACATCGCCAGGTAGCGCCAGTAGTATTCGAGCGTCTTCTTGCTGACGCGGGCGATGGATACATCGTCTGTATCGGTTGTAGCGGGAACGACGTCCCAGATGGGCTTCGCCCGCATGAGTTTGGCTTGTGCGGTTCTGACGTGGGGGCTGAGCAGATTGCAGATCATCCGCACGCGCCATGGCGGCACGGGCGGCGTGTGGACTTCGTTGCGTCCGTCAAGGATGGTGTTCTGTTGGCCGAGGAACCACGCGACGTTCAGGAACCACTGGCGCTCAAGCGGGAGCTTCCACTGGTCGCGCGTGCGCCATCGCTCGGTGACGAAGGCGGAAACAGATTTTCCGTCCTTCCAGTCAACGCGGCTGAAGTTGGTCTTGCTTCGTTCCTCTTTTGACAGCAACGCCGTTTCTCGCGTTGCCGTGCGCCGTCACAGCAGCTAGTGGTAGTCGGCCGGAAGTCGGCCTTCTTTCTTCATCATCTCCACGACCGCCCCGTCGTCGCGAGGTCCGAAGTCCTCGGTATCATTACCATCATCTGCGCGAGATGCAACATAATCCGCCCAGGAATGCGACTTCAATCGGTTGAGCGCGTCGGCCACGAAGCGCTGCTGGGTGCGTATGATGTTGGTTGCGGACTCGATGAACTCCCGGTTGGACTTGAAGCACAGGTGCCATCCGAGCGTCACGCCGCCGCCGAATGCGCCGAGGATCAGGACCACAACGGGGACCATGATGTTCACGCGACCGCTCCTTCCGCTGCCTCTTCTTCCCTGAACATGAACCAGTTGGGGTCGTGCTGTTTGTCGCCTTCGTACGGGGCGAGTTCGTCGGTGCCGAAGCGCTGGATGTACTGCGGCGTCGGGCCTTCGCAGATCGTTCGGACGGCGCACTTCTGGCACGGCGGGCAGGCAGTGTGGCGCTGCCGTCGCTGGCCGTTGTCGATGATGAGGCGGCGCATGTTGACGATGCCGCCGGCGGTGGCGATCTCCGCCTTCTTCCTCCGTCCGGTCGCCGCGAGGCACCATTCCCAGGGATCATGCTGGGTCTGGTAGTAGTTGACGCAGTTGGCCGCGAACCCGAACGGCTCGGCCACGCAGAACGGGAAGTACCGGACGTTGGCCTCCCATCCGCCCGCTTCGAGGATGGTGACGGCCTCGGCCACGAACGGGGCGAGCACGGTCAGCTTCTCCTGAAACTCGATCCGCTCCTTGCCGCTCCACTCGTGGAAGGGGTTGAAGTTGATCATGTTGGCCACCGTGGCCGGGTAGTCGCCCACCAGCGTCCGCGCCCACTCCGGCAGGTCGCGCATGTTCGCTTCGGTCAGCGTGAGGTTGAAGCGGATGGGGCGGGTGCAGTTCTTGAGGTTGTTCCGCAGCCGGTCATAGCCGCCGTCGCCGGACTTGCCGCCGTGTTTGAGCACGAGGCTGTCGTGGGAGTCCTTGCAGCCGTGCATGGACACGAGCCAGTCGTCCAGCCCCGCGTCCTCGACCTGCTCCACCAGCGGCCTCTTGTTGTTCTGTCCGTGGGTGATGATCGTCGGCTTGAGGCCGATGTTGGCGCAGTGCCGCACCAGCGGGACCAGCCCCTTGAGGATCGTCGGCTCGCCGCCGGTGATGTCGCACGCCTCCAGGTAGTAAACGTGCCGGAAGCGGTTGGCGATCATCATCAGCGTTTCGAGGTCGTGAAACACGAGGTTCGGCTGAAAGGCGTAGTAGCAGAAGGAGCACGCCTTGTCGCATGGCCCGCCTTGCTCGCCGAGGAACAGCCACCCGCGTTTGGTCGGCGGCCCGTGCTGTCGGTACATGGGTCTCATGGCTTCGCCCACACAAACATTCCTCGTCCTCCATGAAAGACGGCTGGAAGCGCGTCGAGATTCTGTTTGGCATGAAGAGCAAAGTCACGAATTTCTCTGATGTACCAATCGTGACAGATAACGATTCCGCCCGGCCTCAGGCGCGGATACAACCAGTCAGATTCACGAATCAGGGCGCGACACGAGTGCTCGGCGTCGAGGAACAGCAGGTCGATCACCTCTGGAACGCCGTCGATCCGCTCCTGGCTGTTCCCGAAAAGCCTGTGAACCCTGTCGTGGTTGAACCTCGGCTCCCACTTGGAACAGTCGATCGTGTAGATTTCTCCGACGCCGTTTTCGTCGCACGCCTGGGCCATCCTAAACGCCGAATATCCGAACGCCGTTCCGGTCTCGACGATCACCTTTGGGCGCTCATGCCGGACGATTCCCCAAAGCAGGTCTCCAGCCTCGACCTCAACGGAGTGCATATCCACCATCGACCATTCGGGGTTGATGTGGTCTGGAAGCCTTGTCACGCACCAGCCTCCTGCGGCGCCGCCAGATGCAGCTTGGACAGAATCTCGATGCCCCACTTCTCGACCATCTTCTGCCGGTTGGCTTCCAGCAGCGCATCGAACCCGCCCTCGACGCCCTTGAACGTCTGTGACCCCTTGTGGTGGATGTAAACGTCGCGGGCGATTTTGAGCTGGTACCCGGCGAGCCGAAGCCGCACGGACACGTCGATGTCCTCGGAGTTGCCCGGCTCGAACCGTTCGTCCCAGAGGAAGGAGCGGGCGAGCGGCGCCTCGCTCTTTTCTGCGAGCGCGATGCCCTCGTGCCCGATCGACGGGGCGTACATCTTCTTCAGCGCCGACTTCCGGTACATGCACGCGAAGCTGATGAGGAACGGCGCGAACACCGGCCCCTCCATGCCCTGTGCTCCGGTCTTCTCGTCCTTCCACGCCTTGTCGTAGGTTTCCGGGCAGACCTCGATGTTCTGTGCCCCGGCGACGTAATCCGTGGTGGCCCCGGCCGCCCCGACCTTGGGATCATCGAAATGCTTGAGCCAGCGGTCGAGCCATTCGACGTCGCCCTTCGGAATCTCCGTGTCGTCGTCGAGCACGAGCACGAACTCCGACGGGTTGAGCATGGAGAGCATGAGGCCCGCGTTGGTCGCCCGGACGGCGCCCATGTTTTCGTCAAGCCACAGCGCCTTTGACGGAAATCGCTCCACAGTATCATTTGGGGCGCAATTGAATACCCAAATCACATCAGAGCCGCCTGAGCATAACTTCGTGTAATCTGCCTCCAGATTTAACAGAGACAGAGAATTGCGGAGCGCAATTGCGTTTCTGTAATCCGCCGACCTCACGATGATGTCCACCGGGTACGGCTCGCGTCGTCCGTATTTCATTCGAGCACCTTCACTCTCTGAAGATCGTCGTCTGACATCAGCGTTTCTTCGGCGCAGTACGCGGTGATCGATCGTAACATTCTCAACAGCGTCAACCTGTCGCCGAATCTTTTTGCACACAGATCGTCGTTTTTGGTCCATACGATGACGAATGCGCCGTCCGTCTCCGCCTTCATTGCGCGGATGGCGTCTTCCAGGTTCTCGCTGTACACATGGTCCGCCGCTTGCGTCACGCCGTCACCGCCTTCACGGCCCTCTCGGCTCGCGTATCGTCTGCCTTCTGCCGCTTCGGCGTCGTGTCGTCGAAGTGGACCCCCGCCTCGCGAAGCGCCTCGGCCAGACACTCGGCGGCGGCCACGATGTCGGCGGCGTCGTGCTGAACGTCCGTCACGCGGCTGTAGGTGGGCATCTTCTCCGCGGCGATGTCGATCACCGCACGATGAACAAACTCACTTCTGGTCATTTCCGTCCCTTCGGGGCGTCGCCCCAATGCGCCGCTAGGCGGCAAACTCCAAATCCGGCGTCTCGATGCCGTGATTGAACGAACTCAGCGCGAGCTGCATCGAGTCCGACCGCTTCTTGTGTGCGAGCATATCCCGCATGGTGTAGCTCTGGCGGCCGACGTGCTCCACGAGCACCCCGCAATCCACGAAGACGCGGAACCCGGCCTCTCTCGCCCGGTGACAGAACCCCACGTCCTCGCCGATGATCGCGGTTCCCTGGTGGGCCGTCCGTCCGAGCATATACGCCTCGCGCATCGCCGCTGCGATGATGTCCACGTCGTCCTTGTCTTCCGGCCATTCGTGCTCCAGAACGCGAAGCACCAGGGCCTTGAATTCGTCGTTGATGGTGTGCCGCTCGCCGCGGTCCATGGTGAACCAGACCACATCCTGACGGATGCCGCCCGGCAGGTTCTCCGGTCGCAGCACGTTCTCGGCCAGCGTCTCGATCACCTCCCGCGTGATGAGCATGCACCCGGTCCCGGTGTGGACGCACTCCACGAGGCCGGGGTTCGGCTTGTCCATTTCCTTGAGCAGCAGATTCAGGGTGTCGTCTTCGAGCGGCACAGACACCGGCAGGAACGGGGCGGAACGCCGCGTGCAGAGCGCCCCCACGATGTCCTTGTCCCACGCGAGAAGCCGCTGAACCATCTGCGGCGTCAGCCCCCGCATATCGCCGTCCACGAACAGGACGTGGGTGTAGTTGCTCTTCTTGTCGGAGACGATCTGCCGGAGGGCCTCGTTCCGCCCCATGGGCAGCAGCGTCCCCTCGACGCAGACGTAGCTCTTGACCAACCCGCTGCTGATGAGCCGGGTCGTGTCGTTGTGGCATCCGGGGTCGATGTCGTTCCAGACGACGTGAGCGAGCGCGAGGCGAATGTCACTCATCCGTGAGTTCTCCTGTGGCGCCTGAGCCAAGCCCCGCGGCGCCTGAGCGAACCCGCACGCCGGGGGCTAGCACCCCAGCAGCGGGCGGGACGGACGACGCCGACGGCGCGGCATCGCCGATTCCACCGGCACGTTTCACATGAAACGCACCATCCATTTTGCATGATGCTTGTTTGTGTGGTATACTTGTCCTGAAAGGAGCGTGTCCCATGAACATCGCCCACAGCGTACTGCCCGGATCGGAACCCCTCAAGCCCGCCCTGGAGCGCTGGCGTAGGTCGCTCACGCTTCGCGGCTGCGACGACCGATACATCGCCCAGCAGGTCCGAAACGCCGAGCGGGTCGCCGAGGCCCTGGCCGGCCGGGACGTGAACGCCGAGAGCATCGAGTCCGTTATGGTCCATTTCCGCGAAGAATACGGCATATCCCCTGCCACGAGCAACCACGTTTTGCAGTGCTTCAAGCAATTCCTGCGATTCATCGGGGCGCCGGTCCCGCCGGTCCAGCGAATCCGCGAGGCCGGTCGGCACGTTCGCCGCCGCCGCCCGCTCGAATCCGACGAAATCTCCCGACTCCTGGCATCCACCGCGTCCGCTCCTACGCTCCACAAAACCGGGCTTCGCGGCCGTGACCGCTGCCTCATCTACCGCGTCGCCATCGAAACCGGCCTACGCGCCGGCGAAATCCGCGCCCTGACGTGGGGCCGCGTGACGTTCGGCGACGAGCCAAGCATCCGGGCCGATGCCGCCTACACGAAGTCGAAGCGAGACGACATCTGCCCCATCAGTCCCGATCTCGCGGCCGACCTCGCAAAGCTCAAACTGGCAAACGGTGGCTCCGAAGACGATCTTGTCTTCCCCAATTTTCCCAGCCGGCCATCCGACATATTCAAGCGAGACCTCAAACGCGCCGGAATCCCGGTCGTGCGTGACGGCCGCCGCCTTGACTTCCACGCGCTCCGCCACACCGCCATCACCGACGCCCACGCCCATTGCTCAGACCTCGCCCTCACCCAGGCCTTCGCCAGACACGGCTCCGTCGCCATGACCATGCGCTACGTCCACGTCAACGCCGGCCGGCTCGTTGCCCTCAGCCGGACGCGGCGTATCGGCTAGGTCGTCGTCCTCCGGCAGCGACGTGTCCGGCCCGCGTTCATCAAACTCCGCCGCACACACCGCCGAACAGAACCGGCCGTGTCGGCGGTAAACGCCGCGTCCGCAGTTCATGCACGGGTATCGAAGCGCCATTGCACCAACTCCAGCCCAGCGGCGCCTGAGCTACCACTCGCTCCCCAGCGCCGGATGAACGTGTCGCGCGAGTTCTCTCGCTTTTCGCGCCTTCATCAGCCGCTTGTACCGGCCGTCCATCGATCCATCCTGCATGAAGTGATCGTCCCAGGTCTCCTCGGAGTCCCGAGGCTCCTCCGCGTCCACCACAGGAACCTCGCCCGCAACCAACGCATTCACCCGGTCGATCCCCTGCTCGATCTCATCCTTCCGGCTCCCACGCTCCTGAATGCTGATCGCCGCACAAGTCGGCACATGCTTCTGACAAAACAACACGATCGAGTCCGGCCGAGACCTGTCCGCCACCGTCATCAGGTAATCCTCCCCCCGGCTGTGCTGAATCACCCGCAACGCCTGATCCGGCACGCTGATCCCCTTCGCCGCCGACTCGTGGATGTAAAGCTCCCGATAGACGTGAACATGACCCGTCAGCCGACACGTCGTCACCAGATACCGCAACGCATCCGGCCCGTGATTCTTCTTGTCCTCCGGCCGACCCGTCCGCTCGTTCCGGCTGTACGCCAGCATCTCCGCGATCAACTCCTCACACGTCGGGTCAATCGTCAGCTTCGGCCCCGAATCCTTGTTGTGCATCACCCACAAACAGACGAACGGATCAACGCTCCCCCAGTCCACGCACCGATACCGATGCGCCGTCAACGGCATCTCCATCGCCACCTTCGGAACGTGCGTCTCGCGCCCAAACATCGGGTACACCCGACCGGCCGCCGCCTCAAACGCCTCCTCCGGCGTCGCCGGGTACTCCCGCTTCATATACAGCGGGTCCTCGGCGTGCGCCTTCTGCTCCGCGATGTACCACGCCTCGTCCCTCCCCGGCCTCTCCTTCCACCCGAAAAACACGTTCTTGAACTTCGTGTCCGCCGGCCGACTCTCGTTGAACCGCCACCCGTCGTAATACGCCCCCGAAGGCCCGTCCGACGTGCTCATCACCACCAGCGTCCCCTTCGACTGCTCCAACGACGGTTCCGCCGCCGTCTTCGCGTCCCCGAAGTGCTCGATGAACGCCGCCTCATCCATCACCACCAGATTCGCCGTCAATGACCGCGCCGCCTTCTTGCTCGACGCAAACGCGCGAACCGAACAATGCCGCGTCCCGAACGTCAGCCGCTTCTTGCTCTCCTGCGTCAGAATCGGCCGCTGCCACTCCGGCATGTGCTGCAACACGAACAAGCACCGGGAAATGAAGTCCTCCGCGTACTCCTTGTCCTGATTCATGCACGCGACATCAAACAGCTTCCGAAACGTCACCCGCCAAACCGCAAGCAACGCCATCAGCCAGGTAAACCCGAGCTGCCGCGCCTTCAGCACCCACGGCCAACTCCCCGGCAACCCCGGCACGAGCATCCGAATCGTCTCAATCTGGCAACGAAAAGGAGCGAACAGAATCGTCCGCCCCGTCTCTTTATCCTGGATGTGACCGTAACGCGAACACCAATAGATGAACGCCTCCGGCGTGTTCTGGCAGCACCGCGCCCACTCCGCCTCCTGATCCTCAGTCAGCCTCGGAGCTTCCGCTATCGCCTTTACCGGCATCCGTGCCCTCGTCCCGTCGGGCCTCCGCGTCGCCTACCTGCTCCGCGTCTCGAACCACATGTACCTCCGCCCCCGCCAACAAGTCAAGCAGCTCGTCCGCCGTACGCCCGCTCTTCCCCCCAATCTCCCGCTGCTTCACCCCCAACTCGTCCAGGTGCCGCAACTCGCCTCGCACCCCCTCCTTGATCCGCTCCAACACCTCCGCCGCCCGAATCCGCAACCCCGGCCGCGCCTTCTCGTCCTCCATAATCTTCACCATCGCCGCCACCTGCTTCTTCTGAAACTCCAACGACTGCGCCAACGCCTCCTCGGTGTTCTGCCACCGCAACCGCGTCGCCTGCAATATCGTCGTGTTCAAACTCGGCGCGTATACCAATCCAGGTGTCGGCATTTCTATCCCGCCAAAATTTTTCTGAAAACGCGGATGGGACGAAAAGTTAATCGCACGATTTCACGCCACATAGGGACCCGCATCCTCATACTGCGCGCCTACGCGCGCCATCGTCATCAGACTGCATATCTGATGATCGTAAACCCGCCGTAAACGCCCAGGAAAGCGGTCGGAATCGTCATCGCCCTAAGCCCTACGCGCGGGCACCATGAGCGCGCGCGTCTATATCACACATAGGCATTATTCGCCACCATCGCCGCGATGTCGAGTCCGTTGCTGTCGCTGTCAATGAGCCGGCGGAATCGTGCGGGAGTTTTGCGGGCGCTTTCCGGCGCGATTCCGGCGAGGTTTCGGCGCGCTTACTGGAGAGAGGGTCGTAAGCGCCCAAGCGCGGCGTAGGTGCGCAACCTCTGGGGTTTCAATCGCTCGGCGCCAGGTCTTACGTCGCGCTACTGCGCTCGAGCGCAGGATAACTATCGTGTCAAGCGCCCGAGAATGCAAGGCCCCAGGGCGGTTTTTCTTAACAATCCCGTTTAGGGTGTTTCCTTGCCGTGCCGTGCGGTCAGATCGTCCCATTCGGCCGAGAATGCCGCCTTGATTCGTCCGAGACCGGCGTGGACGTGATAGGCGGCCGTTTGCTTGGTGACGCCCCACCCGCTGGCCATGCGCTCGAGAGTCTGACCGTCCATCCAGCGCATTACCGCGCTCGCCTGTCGGTCCGTCAACATGCGCATCGCCCCTGCGAATTCCAGCGGCCGGCGCTCCGAGAGGCGCCGCAGCCCGTCTCGACTGACAGGCGGAGAAAAAGTCAGAGATTTAGTTTGACTTGCCATGCGTCATAGTTTATATTTGACTCATCGGCGAGTCAAGCCGAGCGGCCGTCAATGGGGGCGGCCAGCAATCCAAGGGGTTTACGATGAACAGGAGGATACAACCATGCGATTCTCTCTTATTCGAGTAACCAAACAAACCGGATGCAAGGTCAATGGAGTATGGATACAGGACCATTGCGGAGGAACCATCGAAACCGCAACAGTCAAGGCTCGCCAAACCGAGCAAGTCAACAGCAACGCTATCACGATCGCTGTAGTCGCCGATGTCGGCCCCGGATGGATGCCGCCAGGGATCGAAGTATTCGATCGAACCAGACTGGACATGCAATGAAACAAGACCGCGAGCTTCGGCCCGCGCCCATGCCCCGGAGGACGGGGTGCGGGCGCCGGCCGGATGGGCGGTCGGCGAGTGCCGCATGAGCGGCGGAAGGTGAGGACGCAATGTCACGAGAAATCAAACTTATCGAGCGCGACGCCCGCGAGGGCGCGTACGGCATGACGCAGACGGTGGCGATCGTCGAGCACCCGGA